AACTATCAAATTAACTGCACCTATTGTCTCTTATGGTCTGAAATGCGAAAATGGCTGTAAATCAATAGATTTACAGCCATTTTGCCGTGGAGCTGCGGGGATCTTCAAAACCCGTCTATCCCTTTGATTTGCACATTTTTAAAATTTGTATTCCGTGCCGGCATCCCTGGGGATTGTATTTATGTCTGTATTGTGTACTTGTTTTGTATTCGAAATACACATATTGAAGACTTGCCTACTTTAATCCAAGCATTGATTTAACTAGGCCAAATTCTTCCTTTACAACTATAAAATAAGGTTGTAATTCATTATCTTTTGCATAGTTGAACTTGATTTCGGTCATATTTTGATTTCTTTCTGCAGCCTGGATTGTTGCAATATTGGAAAGACAGATAATAATTTCGGTATTCTCTGTCGTTGTTAAGAGGATAAATTGTTTATTCATAGTATTGGGTTTATAGTCCCGCCACATGGCGTGATTATTTATTAAGAATAAGAGCCATTACAGTAGCGTAATTCTCTTTTACTTCATATTTAATACAGGAATGGTGCTGATCAATTTTTGCCGGGACGTACGATGATACGACACCCTTATCTCTTGGAATAGAAGTAGTCAATAAAGTGCCATCTCCCATTGCATTTGCTCTTAAGATTAATTCAGTATTCAGTAAAAATTTGTCTCCTTTAAGTTCTGTTAATTCAATAAAGTGATTCATATTATTTGGTTTTAAATCCCGTCACATGGCGGGATTTTATATTTTGTATTCTATTGAATATTAACATCATGAATTTCTTTCTCCATCACAAAGGCAATTCGGGAACTATTAAAACGGAATGTGTTCACAACAGACCATCCTTGTTCGATCTGTTTATTTACCACAGGACATTCAACATCGAAAGATTTTGGGTTTTCCAGATCCAGTAAAACATGCTCGTAAATAATTTTAAATTTTTTCATCGTTTATAATTAAGGGTTAATCATTTCCTTATCCGTCAACGTTCGGGATTGCATCAATCAAAAAAATAAATACAAAGCATTCTAAAACAGCTATGCACCACTCTCAGGATACTTTGGCGTTTTTTCCAAGTTGTGTTTCATACTCTACTATTAATTTATCTTGTATTCCTATAGTATATTCCCCTTTTTTTACTTCTCTGGTAAGTTCGTCTATTCGCTTTTCCTTCTCAATACAGTCTTTACAGCTAAAGATTTTCGCCTCCGGATCATCTGTTTTTCTCAATACTTCTCCTGTATTATAGGCCGGTACATCGCTTTTCTTCATCTCGCCCCTGCCAAAAACAAGCCATTCAAATGAAACATCAGGAAACGCAACAAGAATTCCTGTTATCAAATCAAGACCCGGTTTGTGTAAATTAGTGACAGCCTTACTAATATCTTGTTGTACGCAACCAATTTTCTCAGCTAAAACATGCTGTGTCATACCTGTTTGCTTCCAAAATATTTTTATCCTTTCATTTACGGGCGATAAATCCATAATTAGTCTAATTATAAATAACACGTTTTCGCGTAAATAATTACATGTTTTTACGTGTTTTCATGTATATATTTGCACTGTCTCCGGTAAATATAGCACACTTTAAAGCAATAAACAATGAACGAGATTAACACAGAAGAAAAATTGAACCCAACAGACTATTATCAGGGTCTGGATCATGCTGTCAAGATGCTCTTTAAGCGCGAGGTGGTAAAGCAGCTTGAGTGTTCTGAAAGGACATTTGCGCTTAGAATGAAAAAGGGAGATTTTCGCCCGGCAGAAATCATGATGATCCAAAGCATCATTACAAATAAATCCTTTCTCAATGTTTGAGGTTTATACTAACAGCGAGAATAAATACCTGGTCGTTGAAGATATGTCCACAGGAGTGATGTCTCAGGTTAAGGACATGCCAATATCCTGGTTGCTGAAGGTTGATAATTCTATCAAGGAAACCTACCCTGAAACGTACGATCAGCTGGTCAAACGTCATGGAGGAATGAGGGCTGATGTGTTGATGCGCGTCAAACAATTCCTTTCATGCAATTTCTCATGCAAAGATGGAGTCCCTGATATTGACGAGCATTTTAATTTTAAGATTGAAAATGTGTTTTGCCCAGCACGTTCGACAAAAGTTTGTCAATTAGGTTTTTGCACTCCAAAAATCAACTGCGATTTAAGCAAGTGCGAAAGATTAGTATTAAGGCTTTTCTGTATTGGAATGAGCGAGGAAGAGATTGCCGAAAAGCTTTTCATTTCACGTTGTACGGTCCACAATCACATTAATAACATGTACACAAAAACAGGTATTAAGGGTAAAACTACCCCTGACAGGAAACTTGTGGCATATGCATATTCAAAGAATTTAATCTAGCGTCCCCCGAAGACACAAACAATATTACCCACGGCGGGCAGCCGGCGTTCTTTCTAATTCACTTCCCCTGTTGTGGTGGGAAAACAACTGCCAAAAAAGGGCGAGATCCGGCAAGATCTCGCCCTTGGGCAATCAAAATTTTAGTTCCAGTTCAAGAAACATCAAATATCAAAATAGCCGTTGGCCATTCACGTTTCAAATATACGAATAGAGTGGCTAAAAGGTTTCGTCGTAAACAACTATTAACATTTTAATCATCTATCGTTATGAGCATTAAAAAAACTATCAGAGAATTCTTCGATCCACGTTTCTCAACAGAAGAGGTCGAAAACTCAAAACTCAAATGCAACCTCCCATTCGAATCATCCGACATGTTTTATGATGACCTAAAAAGAGGCTACCCAACGACCATTTTAGGCGCGATCAAAACACCTGCAGGCATCCTCATGCAAGTTTCCTGGAATCAGCATGGCGAATGTACAAATCAAGGTGTAAGGCTGGAATCGTTCGACCTGGTACGGCCAACCCAAAAAGAAATCGATTCGGCCAGACCCTTACTGGTATCAACTGTAGTGATCTTTTTTGCAGGTGTCATACACGCAATATTTTAATATTTAAACAGATGGAATTGAAAATGTACATCTCCGGCAAAATTACCGGACTGGATAAGGAAGCCTGCAAAATAAAATTCGCAGCCGTTGAAGCAAAACTCAAAATGATGGGTGTCTCCACCGTGATAAATCCGCTGAACATTGGGATCCCTGATTCGTGGAACTGGGATGAAGCGATGGAGCTTTGCATGAAAGTGCTCAAAGAAAAGGCAACGTGCATTATTCAACTCAGGGATTGGGTTGAAAGCGAAGGAGCAATGAGAGAGTATTATTATGCAAGGAATCATGGATACCGCATTTTTGATGAAGATAACACCGAAGAGATCCAGCAGCTCGTAGCCCACTGCGGTCAGTGGCCCGACACATCCAGATACGAATTCCCATGAACAACAAGTGGAAACCACAGGAAAAACAATTCCTGACAGATAATTATCCTCAAAATGGATATGCGTTTTGTGCCAAAACTCTGAACAGAGAACTCTCAACCGTTAAGACAAAGGTTAAGCGGATGAAATTGAGTCGGACCGGCTTCAAGATCACAGATCAACAGAAAGATTTCGTTTTAAATAATTTCAAATCTCTCGGCATTAATGAAACATGTAATCAATCTCAACTTAAGCGTCACCAGGTATATCAACTATTGGTGCGCAATGGAATAAAATTGGCGCAATGGACTCAATTCACTGCCGAAGAGGAAAAAATTATCCGGGACAATTTCACAGAATTGTCGAATGCTGAAATTGGCGTTTTGCTTAATCGCACATCTGACTCGATACATGCCAAATTGCAATTACTGAAATTGAAACGTACTGCTAAGCAAGTTGTAAAAATAAGGAGGAGGACATGCAGCAACTCGTATTTTCCCAAAGGACACGTTCCTCACAATACCAAGTCAGACGGCGAGATCAGCCTTCGGGTTTACGAAAATGCCAGAAGTCAAAAGTATATCAGGGTATCACTTGCCAACTGGATGCCTCTGCAGCTCTTCAACTGGGAGCAGGTGAATGGTCCGGTACCTGAAGGAATGGTATTAAGATGCCTATCCGATAACAAACTGGATTGTAAACCAAATAACTGGGAACTGATAAACCGGACTGAACACCTGGAGAAAAACGCCGGACGCGATACACTTGACGATAAGTATATAACAAATCTTTTAGCCCATAAAAACAGGGAGTTGAGACCAGCGATCGCAGAAATGCCGGAATTAATTGAATTAAAAAGAAATCAAATTAAAATAAGGAGAACCATCAATGAGCTTACTTAAACTTCAGAAACTAATCGATAGCAGTGAACAGCAAGTCTACCGCGATCAGATTGCCGTTATCCGATCGTTCGAAAATAAACGTGGTGCTTATGAAATCGTTGTCGAATTAGACAATACGCCAACCATCTTTCGTAAGCAAAGCGAAGAGATGATCAGTCTTTGGCTTGAGAATTTCAAGCCTGCAATTATTGATACAGAAGAATACTATGAATTAAAAGTAAACCAACAGGTTAATGAAGTAATACTCCCGGCAAAGTTTTCGCCAAGGGCAGAACCGGCCATCTATACCGAAAACAAACAAGCGCTCATTAACTTATCGAAAGCATTACTCGAAGACATTGATAAAGTACGAAAGGATCCTACATATGTTGCCCAGGCAAAGCAGATTTGTAACTCTGTGAATACAATCGTCAGTATTACCAAACTTCAGCTGCAGCTGCTAACAAAAGAATAGCCATGACAAACGCTGAATTTTGGGAAAAGGTGAAAAACCTTCCTGACGCACCTCATTCAAACCACCAAGAGTTTGATGAAACATTCCAAAAGCTTACTGCAGAAGAATGTATTTTAATTGAAAAATATGGCAGGTTACCTAGCATTAACGATCCATGGTCATTGGAAAAAGCAGTAATGAAAATATTTCCACTTTGTAATTTCGAAAACTATCTAAACGACTAAGCCATGACAAAAACTGAATTTAGGAAAATGGTGAAAACACTTCCTGACGCAACACGCGCAGCAATTGTAATCCACCTTAATGAAGCATTCCTGGAGATAAATGCTGCTGAATGTCTTTTGATTAAAGCAGGAATTAAAGAACAGAACTTACCAGTGTTTAGTAATCCGTATTCATTGAATAATGAGATTAATAACCTTATATCACTTTTTGATTTCGAAAATCATCCAAACGACTAAGCCATGCCATCACTAAATTTCAATAAAGAGTTTGCACCGGGTATCCTGGCCATGCTCGACAAGAATTACGCAAAGCGGACGGGTGTAAAACCAAAGTGTACCACCATCAGGGCAAAGCGGAAACGGCCCATCCGGAAGGGGGATCAGCTTTACCTGTACTCCGGACTAAAGACCAAATACTGCCAGAAGCTGGGAGAAGTCGCCTGCAGGAAGACAGAAGCCATTTCTATCCGGGAATCGGCTGCAACTTTTTATGAAGTCATTGTGAATGATGTGCAATTATCGAATGATGAGATTCAAAAACTTGCACAGGCCGATGGTTTCGCTTCAGGTCTCGAAATGGTGAATTGGTTTAAAAAGGCATACGGCCTTCCATTCGAAGACGGACAGCGGATCCATATGGCCAACACTTACGACCGGAAATACTTCTGCAACAAAAAAGTGAAGGATCATGGATTCACGCTGCAGCTGGAGACAACGCAGAAAACTATCAATGTGCACCAGGAAGATGTGGAAGCAGCCAAAGCGGACCGATACATTGCAGAACTGGCCACAAAGCACAATTATGGCATTCAGATTATCAATCCTTTATTCAGATAAACCAATGGAAGACTTAAAACGCGACTTATATCAGATCAGGGATATTCTTGATATGATGGATTTTCTCCTTACTGAAAAGGGAAATCAACCTTACCGGGTTAAGGCCTACACCGATAGTTTAAAACAGGCAGTCATTGAATTGATTGAGCACAGCAAAGCCATTCATAAACAATACGATGTTCTTGAACTTCAAGCAATGAGCGATTATGAAAGGACCGAGATCGCAGATCATTATAAGATCAGTGAATTTCAATCAAAGCAGACAATTATCTACGAAATACTTGATAAACAAGCCAAATGAAAACTGTAAAATTTTTCAAGCACTCAATCGGACCATGTTTCACTGCGATACATCCCGAAGAAAATTACTTTTTAGTTGTAGAACTCTTTAAAGCAGATGTATCAATTGAAAAAACAACTGGAGAAAATGCGACAAATCTTCGATTCGTAAATTGTTTGGAAAATCAATTAGAATCTAATTCAGAAGAATTTGTAGATGCCATAAATGCCGCTCACAAAATCCTGCTTGATACTCCATACCTGTAAACATCTTTCAAAATCCATTTCCTATGAAAAACCTTATACACCACGGCATTCCAAAGCAGGATTATTTTGCGATCGCTGTTCCGCCTACCTGGCTATATAAATCACTCGATGCTGAAGGCGAAGTGATCACACTGCAGGATCCGAAAACACATGATAAAACACAGGTTCAAATCATGGATACCTGGGAATTCGAAATGAAAGATTTTGCAAGAATGAACGGCTTCAGCCTGTTGACATATGGTCTGTCTGCAGCTAAGCTGTCGCATGTTCTGAAAGCCAAATATCCTGAGATTGAACAAACTAACCAAGTACGTTTCGTTTTACTGAAAAAACTATGATCTATATTGACGCAGATAAAATCCTTGATGCAACGGAGCATGGTCTGACCATCTTTCAGTATTATTTCCCTGGTGTTGATTTTCGAGACACAAAGCATTTTGTAAAGTGCAGATCCGAGGAAAAAACAGCATCGGCCAAAGTATCGCTTTACAAAGGAACCTGGCGAATTACGGACTTTGGCAATCAGTCTGAAATGTCGGGTATGAGCGCTATTGGCTATGTGGGTTGGGCCGAGAACCTGATCTATATCGATGCACTGCGCTTTATCCAGGAAGTGATCGTTCGGCGCGAAGTCGGCGGCAGCGATTTCAAACGGCCATCTTATAAAGCCGAATACTCCTGGAGAGAAGTCGGACCCGAGGACAAAAAAGGTGAATACAACTTCGAATACAAGCCCAAACCCACCGAAATTGATCTTAAAAGCATTGGCCGTTATATGGAAATAGGTCACCTCGACCGGTTCAATATGAAATCGCTGATTAAATATGAAATGATCAGCTACAGTGAACGATACAAAAAAGATATTGTCCACATTTTCAAGTCAACCGATGACTTCCCCATTTTCCTGCTTAACGAAGGAAGCTTCAAAAAGATCTATAAACCTCACGAACTGGATAAAAAATTTAGGTTCGGGTATGTAGGTACCAAGCCCACCAATTACATCTTTGGCCTTAAACAGCTGCAGTCGATGGATAATGAGTTTGTAAATCCTGATACCGGCGAGTATGAATATAAAGGTCCTGAGTGGAAGAAACCAAAGGTAAAGGACCTGATCCGCTGCAGTGGTGAAAGCGATGCATTGAACATGGCCAGCCTTGGATTTAATGTTTACTGGCTAAACAGTGAGTCTGCAGAAGTACCTCGCGATGTTTGGGAAACACTCGATGGATTGTGCGAAAGGCATTACCAGCTGATGGATCTCGACGCAACCGGTAAGGAAATGGCCATGAAGTTTGCGCACCGCCATATCGACCTGGTAACAATTCAACTCCCGGAGTGGCTAAAGTTTAAAAAAGACTGGAGAGGAAATCCCTGCAAGGATATTAAGGATTTCATCAATATTTCAGGTGTCGACCTGGAGGACACCATCAATAATTTTATCACGATTAAGGCCAGCAGTTTTCCGATGAAGTTTTGGAAGAAGTCGATTGATGATGTGAAAGGTAAAAAGGTTGTCAATTACAATATAGGGCTCGAAAACTATTACTATTTCCTTCAATCACATGGCTTTTATGTGACTGATAGTCCGTATCACAGGAAAGCAGGATATTGCTATGCACACATCAACGGAAAGGTTGTAGACCTGATCAATCCGGATAACATCAAAAAGATCATCAAGCGATTTACAAAAGACTGGATCCGGAGTAAAAACCTGATCGATGGTGTGGCCATCCTCGATAAAATCAATTCGAGTAACCAGATATCAGAGAATAACCTACAGGAGCTAAAAGAATTGCCGTCACTCAATTTCATCAATCACGATAAAAGAACTGAATATCTGCACTTCGCAAACGGAAGTCTCAAGATTCAAAAGGATTCGATTGAGAAGGTCAAACACCAGGATGTACCCAATTTTATCCTGGGCAAACTGGAACTGGGGACCGATATCATCAGCCATGTGATCGATAAAAATATCACGCTAATCAAACAGCCGGCCATCGAGGTGAAACCTACTCCGGACTATGCCTTGCTTCTCGAAAAGCAGAAGGGCGCCAAAACATCTGAAGAGCGCGAAAACTGTAATATCGAACTGGCTAACTTCCCGGAGCTCGACCGCTACGAAGTCACCCTCAATGATGATAGTTTCATCTTCACAAAGTTCCTGACCGACCTTGCACACATCCACTGGCGCAAAGAGATTGAAGATCATTCGAAGCTTACCGATGCCGAAACGAAAGAACAAAACCTGTCGCTGGCCAACCTGATGTTTGTATTGGGATATATGACCTCTCAATACAAAGATCCGGGTAAACCATGGCTTGTTTTTCTCCAGGATATGAAGATCTCGCAGATTGGCCAGTCATCCGGACGCTCCGGAAAATCGTTGCTTTGTGCAGCACTTTCGCACACCCGGCCACGCTTCTATATTGGTGCCAGGCGCAAGGATATCACCGACAAAACGGAATTCCTTTACGATGGTTTCACGAAGTTTCATAACATCATCGAAGTGGATGACTTATATGAGTTTGCAGACTTCAATTTCTTTTATACACAGGTCACCGGCAACAGGGAAGTGAACAGCAAACACATCTCGAAACAGATCCTTGCTTACGATACTTCAGGCAAGATGGTTGTAAGCTCGAATTTTGAGTTGCAAAATGTCGACAGCTCAACGATCGCGCGTATCCTGAACGGGGCAGCATCGGACTACTATCACGAAAAGACGAAGTTTAACGACTACAAGGAATCACGTTCACCACTCCTCAAGTTTGGCAAGTTACTGTTTGATGATTTCACCGAAGAGGAATGGATCAAGTTCTACAACTTCATGGCTTATTGTGTGCAACTGCAGATGCGATTTTTCAAGATTCAGCCACCAATGGACAATCTATTGAAACGTCAGTTACGCAGGCTCATGACGCGCGGAGTATCGAAAGATGAAGAGTTCTTTATCTGGGCCAACCATTATTTTGTGATCCCTCCCGATCCGCACCCTGCAGTCTGTCCGGACAATGCCGGTTATTTCAATGTGTTTTTCAAACGCGAAGCTGCATTCGAAAATTTCAAAACAACACTGAGCACGTCACAGTCGAGCAAGTACAAATCAAACCAGTTCAAATCATCCCTGGGAGCGTGGTGCGAGTACCATGGTTACACACTGAACCCGATCCACGTCTGTACAGGTACCAATGCCAACGAAGACCGGCGCATCATCAAGAAGATCGATGATAAGGCAGTCGAATGTTTCTTTATCTCGACACTGAGCGCGCAGGCAATGGAGGATGATGATACGATCCCAACAGGTGAGGAATTAAACGGATTACCATTTTAAATCACTAACCCAACACTATTCAATCCGATCATGTAGCCAGCCTGATCCCGCAAGGGTCAGGCTGTTTTAATTCGTGCCGGCCATAGCCGGTACACCGCGTGAATGATCACTGCGTGTGCAAGCAGGTATTATGTAGCGTAGCAGACTTGGACTAGAAAAGTAGTTGGTTTGGGTGGGTCGCCCTTCCCCCTTAAACCCCAAATTTTCAATATATATTTGTAACCTGTAACTTTATTTATAATATACGAAGAATCAAATAATTACAGGGTTACAACTTGGTTACAACTTCAAAAAAAAACTGTAACTTTTTGAATTTGTAACCGGAGAGCACCTCCGGTTTTTTCTGATTTCCGCTCCGGTTACAAATTTCACTGTTTTTGCACCCCCTTGAATCAACTGTTTTTCAATAGGTTACAAAACACCCCTAAAACAAGTTGTAACTTTGTAACCACTGTATATCAAAATGTTGCAAGGGCAAAACAGGGCCGGTTACAAATTTTAGCCATTTTTTGATAAAATCTATGGGGTATGTTTTTTCAGTATCAATTTTTCATAATCCTAAAACACCAGACAAATATTATTTTATTGTTATTTAAGCAAAATTTCATATCTTCGCATGTTCCCACCACAAACAGGGTTTTCATCAACCGTGAAACCCTATACTCCTATGAATACACGTCCGTCAATTACCATCTCGCTTTCTCCGCTGCTGCAATCCTATTGCCGGTTTGTTTTTAATTCGGATCCCAATGAGAAAGAGATCCGCCTTCGTCGAAACCACGACATCGCAAAATTGATACACTCAAATGTGATCGCCTTTGACAGATCAATGGTCCGGCCTTTCGAAGCCGATTCAATTACCTTTATTTTGGCACTGGATAATATTAATGAAACTGCATTGCGGTATCATTTTTTGCATGTCTCCAGATGGGGAGAACAGAAGATCACGGAAGGCATTGAATACGAATTTAGACACTGGATTAAAAACTGCTTTGACAGAGGATACGAAAAAGGCTACCAGCAGAAGGTAATCATCGAAGCGATTCTCCGTGGCCTGAATGACCGGAACAATTCCGCAAATTTCGACATGATTAAGAAAATCGACTACCGATATCGGCGTAAAGTGGAAGAAACACGGTTCAATGATCTCCTTAAAGAGTGTCAAATATTTGAATACCAATAATATATTACATACAAAATAAATGTTCCGATACTTTTTGCAAGATTGTTAACAATAATCATCGAAAAACCGATAGAAAATGAACAGCGCAGTAATCATAAAAATAGAATTCCGTTTTCCAAATGTTGAACTATTCACGCCGATTGACTATACCGGATTTTCGGCAAGTCTGACAGAGCAAACAAGTAAATCCTTTGCCGGAGTACTTCATACTGCTGCACTTCAGTTCCGGATCCCTAAATGTGATGCTGAAAAAGACCGGTTGATGTTATCGCTCTCACAACGACGTGCCATATACCAGGCAACCGATGCAAATGGATCAGTTTACAAGATTGGATCATCCAAACGGGGAGCACTGTTATTGTATAACCGGACCGTTGACGGAAAAGCAGGTGGCTTTAACGGTTATGAAGCGGTAATTACATTGAAATTTAAAGGGAATCCATTAATATCCTGAAATTAAAAGTCCTTTAAATTGGTAATTCACCAGAGTAACATTGTAAAAAATGATACTCAGATGTTGAATTATCAGCTCATAAAATCTATTCTTTCCGAGCCCTGGGCAATCGACAGCCTGGCCATCGACACGATGAGCCCGCTAATTGCCGGCCTGTTCACTCCGAATATGGCATTTGAAGCATCTGAACCAATGCAGCCCTCGGCATCAGCTTACGCCGATCCGAAATCGGGTACCACCAAAACTGTTCGTATTATTCCCATTCAGGGAAGTCTCACCAAATATGATCAGAGTTGCGGACCGGTTGGAATGGCAACTGTAGGTAGATGGATCCAGAGCGCCGATTCAAACCCTGATATTGATGCAATAGTTTTGTGCCTCGATTCTCCAGGTGGAACAGTATCCGGAACAGAGGAACTGGCCAACATCATCAAAGGAACCTCAAAACCAATTATTGCATATGTTGAAGACATGGCCTGCTCAGCTGCTTACTGGCTGGCAAGTTGCTGTAACGAGGTAATTGCAAATAATTCAACGGCACAGCTTGGCAGTATCGGTGTATTAATGTCGTTTGCCGATGCACAGCCCATGTGGGAAGCAAAGGGTGTGAAATTTCATACTGTCACAGCTCCCCAGTCAACCGACAAAACCAAAACCTTTGAAGATCTTCGTGCCGGTAATTACGAGGAGTACAAAAACACCGTACTTGGTCCGCTTGCACAAAAGTTTATTGCAACTGTCCAGGGCAACCGTCCGGGAATAACCGATGCTCATTGCACCGGCAAGGTTTACTTTGCCCAGGATGCAATCGGATCGTTTGTCGATTCAATCGGAAACCTCGATTTTGCCGTTCAGCGTGCAGCTTCACTGGCTTCATCTCCTTCCTCTTCAGTAAATACCCCCAAAATTTTAAATATGAGTTACAAAAGACTTGCTACAGTAGCCGGTGTCGAGGCGTTTGAAAGCGCTGACGGCACCATCGCACTCACTGATCAGATGGCACAGGCTGTTGAGACTGCACTTGAGAGTGCAGAGGCAGAGCGGAACCATCTTGCTGAGCGCACGACCGAACTTGGAACGGCAACTGGCCGTGTTCAGGAACTCGAAGCCCGCGTGGCTGAACTCGAAGGCGCTGCCGGTGCCGGAACTGCAATTGTAATTGTGGATACCGATAAAGGCGCATCTGGTGAAACAACCTTCTGGGATCGTTTAGGCGCTTGCCAGGAATATTTAAAGAAATCTTAATTTTTTTTGAGCAATGATAAATATCAATCAAGCATTAATCGACGCCGGCAAACAGTATAAGAAGGAACTTCTTACTATGCCGGTAGCTGTATTAAGCGACATGCTTCAATACATGACGCTTAGGACAGGAATTCAGGGCACAGTAGTCGGTGGAACATTAGACACCGATGCTCAGCTCAGACCTTATCGCACTGCCAAAGATGCGACGGACAACACTACCATTATTCCATATGAATGGTCAACATTCCTGGGCGATGTGGTTAAAGAGTTCGACCCGAACGCAATCCTTGGTACGCTCTACACCGAAAAGACCAACAAAAAACCTACTGAGCGCGAAATCGCAAAGCTTGTAGCCCTTGAGATGGCAAAGAAAGTTGGTGAAGCATTGTACGATGCATCTTTCACTGCAGTACGTAATGCTGTCGGTACTACTTCTGCTGATCTGTTCAACGGTTGGGCAACTCAGATGGCTGCTAAAATCACAGCTGGAGAACTTGCTACTGGAAAAGGTAACTATGTCGATGTATCGGCTACTGCCATTACCTCCATCAACGTATGTGACGTATTAAAGGATACATGGCGTGGTTTAAATCCATTACTGAAAAAACAACGCCCAAATCTTTATCTGCCTTATTCAGTTCTTGAAATGTATGAGGATTGTTTTTTTAACGAGTATGGACATGCTCCATGGGCTGCTGATTTTACACAGCGCACATTGATTGGCTCTGACAAGAGATGCAACTTTGTTCCTCTTGACAATATGGAGGGTACTGATAAGTTAATCTTTACACTTCCAGGCAATATGCTTGTAGGATGCGACCAGGACAGCGACAAGGAGGATGTGAAAATCCGCGAATGCGACAACCCAAAAATGGTTCAGTTCTTTATGATGGCCTTCTATGGTGTTGGTTTCGATACTCTTGACAAGAGGTTTATGAAAGTAATGAAATACTCAGTTTAATATCTGGAATATGATTTTTGAAAATCTGACATGGCCGGCCGGGAAAGTAAACCCGTCCGGCATTAAAACCAAGGTCTATTTTATTGACAAGAGCTTCATTAAAACATGGCCTGCCGTTGCTCCTGCTCCTGCCACAGCTCTTGCTAACGTAACGTTAGCAGGTGATTTTGAACTGGTAGTTGGTAAAATGTGGAACGAGCTTTACACGACCCAGGGAAAGGGGAAAGTAGATTTTGAACCAATTGGCGAAAAGGATTGTAAAATGTTCAACAATAAAGGAACGTTCAAATTTCCTGATATCAGTAACGAGGCCAAAAGCCTGGCGAAATCTGCTATCAACTCGAATGTGATTTTTGTTGTTCCGCTTCCTCACGAAACCGAAAAACGTTTCATCGTGCTTGGCGACGAGAACTACGACCTTGAAGTTACGATCAAAGGTGATTCAGGTGATGCTCCTGGTTCTGCAAAAGGAATTACCATCGAGGTAACAGCCCCGGCAACTACACCGCTCCCAAATTATACAGGAGCTTTGGTAACAGCAACAGGGTCGCTTGATTGCGAAACCGGCGTATTTACCCCCATCCCGTAATCTATTAACGAATAAAACAAAGCCGGGGCCAACGCTCCGGTTTTGTTTTTAAAACTGTGATTATGACACCACATGAAGAAATAAAAGATTGGCTGGAGTCTGAAAAGAAGGATTTTGAAGCCGGTTATGTCTTGTTTGTCCGGTTCTCGCACAACCGGGCACTTGCGTTGTACCTGGCACGGAAACACGATTTATTGAAGCTTACGTATGAGCTTCAAAAAATCAGCGACCGTCCCACACTGAAGGATGCTCCTGTTATGCCCATTGGTCCGGTACTGAAGATGGTTAAATCATCCGGAGAGAAAGCAAACGGAATTACCGATGCCGGTAATGTAATTGACAATGCAGAGCAGAAGGTAAGAATCATCAAGGATGGAAAAGTTCAGTATGATGATCTTCCGGAAGAGCTCAAAAAGCTGTATGATGAAAATACAGCCAGTTACAAAAACATGCGCACGCTCCACGAACAAATGAAGCTCGCGTCAACTGACGAGGAACGGGCAGAAAAACGAAAGATCATCGATACACTTGATGATGGTATCTCCGGCAACTGGAAGATCATTGATGACTGGGCTGCAGGGAAAATAACGGCTGATGATTTAGTCGCTGCAACCGGAGAGCAGGAAGAGTATAAACAAATCAACGCTGCCAGGACCTACCTATCGCGCAATATCTCTAGGATGGAAACATTGAAAGATGAGAAGCACGAAAAGATGAAGCTCGATCTTCGCACCAGGGTAACGTTCCTGCGGTCGAAGAAAGCGGATATCAGTCTTGAAACGCTGGTTAAACTGGCCAAACATGGCGTCATCGACGAAACTGAATTGGGTTAACGGCATTGCCCCGTTCTTATCAAATCAAATTCAATTTCAGGATGTATTTGATTTTATGTTGGATGACTGCAAAAGAGCTGATAAAATGGTTATCAGCTCTTTTGCTATTTCAGAGGCTCTGGTTCGCAGGATCATCCGAAACCGGCACCGGATTGATCACCTGACATTATACCTAGACTTCACCATTGCCAGCCGTAATCCGCGAATGACCATGTTTGCAGCTAAAAATGTTGATGAGCTTTACCTGACGAATAATCACAGTAAAACGATTTATACTTCAGGAAACGGGAAAGAGTACCTGGCGGTAATATCAAACAATGCAACCAATAATCACCGGTATGAATGTGGACTGGTAATTCGTTCCAGGGAAGTGATCAGTTACTTCAGGGAACAATATAATCAGATGAAAAACGATAGTGTTAAGTGGAATGGATAAAGAACTATTGGAGAAGGTTGAAGAGTATGCGTCACTGTTTTTCACAGTGGACGAAATATCATTAATGCTCGAATTGAGCCCCTCGGATTTTCGGCGTGAAGTCCGTTATGGCAAAAGCGATCTTGCCAAAGCATATCACCGGGGTAAACTGAAAACAATGGTCGAGATCAGACGGCTCACTGTAGAATTCGCAAAAAAAGGGAGTCCGCAGGCTGAAGCATTTGTAAAGGATTACATCGAAAAACAGGAAGAAAATGAGTAGGAAGGCGAATCTCGATAAGTTTCATGATGTGCTGTTCAAAGATTTTGATGAACAACAGCATCTTACGCTGATTGAACGCGAACAGCTGAAGCGTTATCGTGCTGCCTATGCTCAATCGCTCGAAAATCCATCCATCACGGATACAAAGCTGCGTGATTACCTGATGAATGAATATGGTATATCACAAACTCAAGCCTATTACGATATTGCAAATATCAGGATCCTGCTCGGTAATGTGCGCAATGCCGGAAAAGAGTGGGTCAGGTACCTGGTGAATGAAACACTCAAGGAAGCCATTGAAGCCTGCAGGACAAAAAAAAAGTGGAAAGAGGTAATTCTTGCAACTAATGTTTTAGGCAAATACAATAAACTCGATAAAGATGACGCAATGGAATATCCCTGGGAGGATATTCTTCCGATCCCGATTGAGCCAACCAATGACGTGACGGTACTAAAGGTGAAACCGCTTGCCAATAAAGAAGAGGAAATCCGAAAGATGTACGAAAAATACAAAGGCGAAATTGACATTGAAGATATTGGCTATGAGGAGGTAGAGAATGAGCGAAACGATTGATAAAAAGAAGATCTATTTTTCGGATCCGCAACTGGAGTTTCGTTATACAGCAGCTCACACCAGTGTTGTAGTAGCCGGTCGCCGGTTTGGGAAAACTCACGGCCTAGCAGCTCCCTGGCTTTTAAGAAATGTGCAATATATGCCACGTGCTGCAGGAGCTATTGTCGGTTCAACTTTCCAGCAGATCCTTACCCGGACGCTCCCGGGAACATTAACTGCTCTTGAAGATATGGGATTTTACCGTAATGTCCATTATTTTGTGGGAAGGAAACCGCCTATAACTGCAGGATTTAAGAAACCTGTCCGGGAACCGGTTTCCTTTGATCATGTTATAAGTTGGTATAACGGATCTGTTCAATATTTGATTTCCCAGGATATTCCCGGATCATCCAACTCACTCACGCTTCAGTACGTAATGGGTGATGAAGCAAAGTTCCTGAATTTCGATAAATTGAAAGATGAGACTTTTCCGGCAAATGGTGGATTTAAAGGATCATGGGCAAATTGCCCCTGGCTAAACTCAATGCTTTTCATCTCAGACATGCCAACTACCAAGAAAGGATCATGGTTCCTGAACTATGCTGATAAGATGGACCCTGAGTTAATCAATATGATTCAATCCCTGGTAAAAGAGATTTTCAGGCTAAAATCACAAATACAAAATACCTACACGGTTCGAATGATCCGGGAATATCAGCTGAAGCTCGCGCAGTTCCGCAGCATTGCTGTTTATTACCGTGAATGGTCATCAATTGAAAATATTGAACTGTTAGGAAAGAAATATATCCAGCAAATGAAGCGGGATCTCCCACCCCTCGTATTTCAAACATCTATTCTTTGCATTCGCCCGGGGAAGCTGAAGGATGGGTTTTATCCTGCATTATCAGAGACCAGGCATATGTATTCAGCTTACGATAATTCATACCTTCTCAACCTTGATTATGATTTAGAAAAGATCAAAGATCCCGACTGCCGGCAGGACGGAGACTTAGACCTGGATGATCCAATCAGGGTTGCATTCGATTATAACTCTGATATCAATTGGCTCGTATGCGGACAGCCATCATGGTCCAAGGTTAAAGTAATCAAATCATTCTATGTGAAGTATGAGCGTAAATTGCGTGAGGTTGTTGATGACTTCTGCAAATACTACCGTTTTCATCATTCCAAAGAGGTTGTCTATTACTATGACAATACAGCCCTGGGCAGTAACTATGCCGTAAGTGATGAGGATTTTGCATCTGTTATCTGCTCACAATTCGAGAAGAACAGATGGACAGTGAACAGGCAGCACATAGGCAACCCATTACGCCACAATGAAAAGTACCTGATCTTTGACCAGGCATTCAAAGGACAGAAGTACCTGATGCCTCAGATCAATCAGCCAAATAATGAAGCACTGGTATTAGGGTTACAACATGCAGGTGTACGCATTGGATCACACGGCTTTCAGAAGGATAAGTCTGAAGAGAAGAACAAGGAGACAGAGGAAAGTCTGTTGGAACATCGCACTGATGGTACTGATGCCTTTGATACCCTAATGATAGGCATGATGCTGTATCCTGTTAAGGGCAGTGTTGGTGGTGGGTTGGGTAGTTCTTGGATTTAATCGAACATTGACTTAAAGTTAGTCTAACCTGTTTTGAAATAAGATAATTAGCTATATAGCACTGCAAAACAGCGTCTTGTATAAATACGAGAAAATATAATAATATGCCCAAACAACAAAACCAACCTTGATAATGAATAAAATCCATGATGGAACTAGCATGAAATATGATGCATCCTTCTTTTTAATACCTTTGAATTCATAATAATGAAAAAAAATTGTCCATGCAATCGACTGGTAAATATATTGCAGAAGATCAAACCCTAAAGCGAGAACTATTAATATAGTTGGGAAAAACAGATCTTTTGGAACAATAACTGCACCTCCATTAGTAGTCTGTTTAAAAATCCAAATTATGGCAATAGCAGCGAATGCAATATTGCGGTTTATATCACTGAGTTTACTAGTGAATTCTTCATAAACAATTTTATATTTTGAAACTTTCATTTTTGCTAATCTTCCTTTCTAGGTCCAGTACCGCTAGTCCCACGACCTTTTTTTCTGGCTTGGCTACTCGCTACACTGGCATGTTGTGACTTACTACTAAACCTACCATTACTATCTCTACAAACTTTATGTTTTTCTTCTTCCTGTTTATGATCCTTGATTTTATTTGAAGATTTTTCTCTTGCCATTTGGGAAACGTATTAGTAGCTTAAAAGTTCTTAGTTTGAAACAAATACAAAATTAGTTCATTTTTTTTACAAACAATAAATTGGGAATAAATTAAGTTATTAGTTATCTTTGCCATGCGACATAAACAATACAATTAAAGCAGTGGGTATAGTTACCTTACTGGGCTGTGAGCATGGGTGAAAGTCCCTCGCTACTATACTTGCTGCTTGCAATATTGTTGTGTCGCTCCACACAGCCCTTATTTTAAATGCGACACAACATGAGTAAGTTCCAATTGATCTATGAAATTGAAGCTGATGACATCAAGCAAATCATTGCCATCGCTCTCCAGTCCTATGACCTCACAGGAATCGAACCCACCCGAATCATAACAGAATCGGAATCAATTGCCTGGGTTAGACAGGAGATGATCAAGGCCATCACTAAGTAATCCATCACCATTTATCTATCAGCATTGCATACATCATGTAATTACATGCGTGCGCACCATCTCCTGTACGGCGCGCCCTGTTTAGAATCGTTCTAAACACTCATGCATATACCGTAAAATTATGTAAAAAATAATGACATTTCCACGCAGGGCGGGGCGGGGTCTTCTGACAGAAAAGGGGAAAACCTTCCCCTTTTTAACCTCTTTTTAAATCTGAATATCTGAATATTAGATTTTAATTCATTGAAATACTTTGATACCGGCTTAAAATATTTTTTTCGGTCAAAAATCGAAGCTATCAGAAAGCGACATTTGAATTATTTTGATGCCGGTAATCATTTTTTCACAAAAATAAATTTTGCTTTATCCTACGAAATCACACCGCAAAACCACCCTATAAAATTATATAACTACCTGATTAACTGTTTTATAATTCGTATAAATATTTGCACAAGTCGTTTAATAGTAGTACTTTTAAGAAGATTTAAGAGGGTAACCACTTACATCTAAAGACAAATTTTACTCATTTTAAATTTTAAACGATGGTACAGAAAAAAGAAACTACCTTGGTAAAGGTAGAAGGGGGCAAGAATGCCCAGGAATTTACACAGGCAACCATTTCCGAGATGGTGAACCCAACCGCCCAGGAGCAACCCGAAAGCGTAGAAGAACTAAAAACGCAGGTTCTTGAATTGAAAAAACGGCTTTTAGCCATTCCCCAAAATCTTGATGATCGAATCAAGTACTTTAACGAGAAAAAAGATCTTATCCGACGCCTGGCAATATTAAACGCCAATACTGAAGCATTGGAAGTACACACCCAAAAATTACATGAGATTGCAGTAATTAACGATTTTGAAACAGAAGATTATTCTTTAACGGTAGAGGGTGGAACTGGTTCATACAGGAAAGCAAACATTTTTCTGTTGAAAAACCCCGTTATCATTGGTGAGGTTATAGCCTTTATGATGGGAAGGATAGACGTTAAACGTTTGGAATTGGCTGCACAAATAGAAGCATAAAAAAAAGGGGGTTGCACTCCTGCAGCCCCCTAAGACAAATTTTACCACTCAATAAATTAAGCGATGAACAAAGATAGTAAAAAAGAACAATACAAGGCAAACCGCACCGCCTTGATTCAGATTTCAGCAGGTTTAAGGGTATTAGTTAAAGCGGGAGCACTCGACAGCGTGAACGAAGGATTAAAAGAAATTTACGAAAAGTCAGATTCCAACATTGAAGAGTTTAGAACTTTTTGGCAATGGAAGGATGAAGGTTATACAATCAATAAAGGTTCAAAAGCTTTTCTAATCTGGGGACAACCGCGCAAAGGTTCACAAATAGCCGAAGGAAGCGACGAACCGGAGGATTATAAATATTGGCCGCTTTGTTACCTTTTCGCAAATACGCAGGTATTCAGACCGGAAAAGGAGAAGCAACCCGAGCAGGAGCAACCAAGCCACCAACGCACAACCGCCCCGATTTTTGACGAATCAATGATTTAACTATTAACTTTTTAAATATCACATTATGAAACTTTTAAAAGATTTTCAAATTGCAGAAGTGAAAATGAGTTATAACCCTAAAATAGATATTAAGACAGCGCCCATGATTTCAGGAAGTAATTTTGCTGCCCGATGTTTAGCGGAAAGTTGGGAGGACCTTGAATATATTGAACGATTCAAAATCATGCTATTAAACAGGGCAAACAGGGTAAAAGGAATTATTAATATTTCAATTGGAGGTACTGCCGGCTGTGTTGTTGATGTAAAAATAGTTTTGCAGGCTGCAATACTTTCAAACTCAAGCAGTATTATTATCGCCCATAACCACCCATCCGGAAACACGACCCCAAGCGAGGCAGATATTAAAATAACCAGATCAATAAAAGAAGCTTGTAAATTTCAGGATATTGCCCTTTTAGATCACATGATAATAACAGCACAGGGATTTTATTCTTTTGCCGATGAAGGTTTATTATAAAGTTTGATTTTATAGAAACGCTGTGCGGATGGCTTGTGCCTGATCCGCCACGCCTGGAAGCGGAATTCCGCGACGCTCCGTCCATATCTGGCCGGATTTTTTGTGTGCAAAAAAACTGTACTTCGTTCAGGTCGCTCTATCGTATTTGCTTATTTTATTTTTGCCAGCTTTCCAATCTTTACAAAAAGCCGTTTCATTTCATTTCACTATTTACAAAGGAATTTTTCTGTTAAGTTTGCAGTACAAAACTTAAAATCAAATTTACGATGAAAAAATTATTGCTTATTTTATTATTTGCTCCATTAATTTCGATAGCACAACAATATACCGAAGTTGTTGATGTTCCAGGTAAAACTGCAAATCAGCTTTATGCCAGTGCAAAAGAATGGATTGCATTAACCTTTAAATCTGCAAATAATGTGATACAGATGGATGATCCAACAAACGGTAAAATAATTGGTAAAGGGTCTACTACTGTCTCAGAAGCATATGTTATGCCTGGTCTTGTAAGAATTCCTTGTAAGTTAATTTTTGATGTCGACTTTACAGTTTCCATTGCGCAAAAAGACAATAAATATAAAGTAGATATTTCAGACATGATTGTAAATCCATCTGCGGAAACAATGGGTGGGCAGAGTAAAATACCTCAAAAAACATATGCCGAATTTGTCTCTCAAAAAGAGTACTTTAAAAATGGAAGTGATCCGGAATGGTTGATAAATGAAACAAAATCAAAAAATGGATTAAAGATTTCAAATTCCACCGCCAAGGCGAGTAGTACTGTAAATTCTGCCTACTATAATATTATTTGCAAGACAGAGGATGAAATGAAATTACTATTGAAGTCCTTAGAATTAAAAATGAAAAAATCAGAAGATAATTGGTAAATCCCTTTTACCCATAAAACAACCTTGGTCATTCGCCAGGGTTTTTTTATGCTTGGTTTGTCCTTTAACCCACACCTCTCCACGCTTATCTTGCAATAAAAAAAGATAAGCTATGCTGCACATTTCACAATTACACAAGGTAGTAGAACTCGGCGAATTCTCAATCAAATTCGTTGAGAAGAGCGGCGCCATTATCCATGGTCCGCGCTGCATCTGCACTTCGTTTCACTCTGCAGGCCGGACAATGAACCTGAAGTTTTGCGACAGTGAACAGATCCGCAAGGTGCGCCGGCTTTCGGTCATCGAATTCAATGGAGAGGAGGTTACGCTATGAGTGATAATTTTATAGAGATTGGTGGTTTTACCTACCTCCCTGAAGCGAAGGCTATAATAGCGATGGAATCGAGCCGTGAAATGTTTTCAGAAGCAACAGACCTGAAGCCAGTATCGGTTGATGGCTATACAATTTCTCCCTGGGGACCAAGCAACGATATGCCACAGCTCATTATTGAGAAAGCCAAAAAGAGCGAAATAGTACAATCGAATCTGTTGTTTAATATTCAATCTGGTTACGGACAGGGTATCAAACCCATGCGTAGGATTCTTGAGGGGAAGAAACTGATAGGTTACGAGGAGATTTATGAAGGCGAAGTGGTTGATTTCTTTGCACAAAACGATATCAACGGTTTCTTCCTGGAACAACTCTCCGACATGCATCACTTCTACAATGTGTTTCCGGAGATCATCCTGAGCGGTGATAAACGTAAAATCGTTTCACTCCGGAGTAAGGAGGCAGCATTCTCCAGGTGGGGTGTAATGGATCCCAAAAAAGGATGCATCACAAAGCACTACTATTCTGCAAAATGGAACGATGGAGCGAATAAAACGACGATTGCTGAGTCAGATGTTCTCAATAATTATAACCCATACCAGGATCTTGTATCACGGATAAGTACCGGCAGTTACTCCCAGCTGCGGTTTATTGTTCCGGTCAACTTCCCTACTCCCGGGAAAACCTATTATCAGGATCCGTACTGGTGGAGTATTTTTCTAAGCGGATGGTACGACTTCCTGATGATGATCCCCGAATTTAAGAAGGCTTTACTGAAGAATCAATTGGCATTAAAGTATATCATTTACCTGTCTGATAAGTATTTTACTGAAATATTTAAAGATGAAGGTATCGATACTTCCAATGCTGAAGCGGTGAAATCAAGGAAGACCCTGGAGTATGGCCGTTTTCGCGACTTCCTTGCCGGAGAGAAGAATGCCGGGAAAGGAATTGTGGCTTTGAAAAAGTTGATTGCTTCGGGATCTGGATCCACCGAAGAGAAGTACATCGAGATCGTTCCGCTCAAAACGGAGATTGCCGGTGGTGAATACCTCGAAGATTCGGAGGAGGTGAGTAATATCATCAGTTATGCGATGGGTGTTCATCCGTCATTGATCGGATCAGTACCAGGGAAGAATTCCGGAAGCCAATCGGGTACCGATAAAAGGGAACTCTTCCAGATTAAACAGGCCTTGATGAAACCCTTCAGGGACCGCCTGTTGAAACCGCTCGAATTGATAAAGCTCTATAATAAATGGGATAAGGATATTGTGTTTGCAATTCCGGAACCTGTTTTCACAACACTCGATAAAAATAAAACCGGGCAGGAAACTGCTGTAAATAAATAGGCTATGGTAATCATCAGTGATATTGATGTTTTAAAACAGTATATCCCGACAATCTTTTCGGCTGAATTCACAAAGTATGAAAAGTACATTGCCGATGCTGAAACATGGTTAATAAAAGAAATCACCGGCAAAGAACTTTTTCTGATTATTAGTGAGGAAGACGAAGCGCTGTTGAATTATGCCAGGGCAATTGTCGCAAATAAAGCATATGGCGATGGGATTCCGTTTTTTGACCTGGTAGAGAACGAATCAGGTTTTGCAGTGGTGAGCAATCCAAATCTTGCACCGGCATCGCAGGCACGAGTTGCGGCCCTGCAATCTGCAACCTACCAGAAGCTGGATGAAGCGGTGGAGTCGTTACTCGAGTACCTGGAAGAAACGGTTGCTTATCACGATGAGTGGAAAGGAAGTCCCGCCTATACCCTGCTTTCAAATCTTTATCTCACAACTGTAAAAGAATTCCGGCGTTATGTGGTTTACCCCGGCAGCCGTCGTGAATTTATGGCGATGAAGCCCGAAATGCTGAACGCCATCAACCTAAAGATCGCACCGGTGATCAGCCAGGAATTATCTGATCAGGTGGTAGAGCAGCTGCGCGATGGGGATCTTACTGCAGATAATAAATCGATTCTCGAGAATCTCCGGTTTGCATTCGCCAATTTCACGATGAAACAGGAGGAAACCGCACAGTCATACCTTTCGCGTGTCCGCAGGCTGCTTTATGCTTCACCCGAAAAATATCCCTTATTCCGTGACAGTGATATCTATATCAATTGGATTGCATCCCAAAAAGTTACAGCCATCAACAATGCTGATTCACCTTTATTTTTTGCAGGATTATGAGAGAAATACATTTACATGCCCCGTCCGGATGGCACGATATCACACCGGAACAACTCCTGTTTGTGGCCAAATTATTCGAAGATCAACTCTCTGAACCTGAATTTCTGACCAGGTGTATGATCAGTTTCACAGGCATTGAGCCAGTGAAACATGGTATAGAAACTGGTGATGGTGAATTGCTTTTTGAATTTCTGGATCCTACCGGCGAAGTCTTTTCGCTGTCAGCTGACGAAATGAAAAGCCTGCTGGATGAATTGCGTTGGTTGATTGATAGTGTTGGCCTCTGTCGCCTGCCGGAAAAGCTGGGAGGACTATCGCCAGTTGATTCCAGGTTGTTTGGTGTCACGCTCGAAGAATACCTGTTGGCTGATCAGCTTTATGCCAATTATTCTGCAACTAAGAAAGTCGACGATCTGAACCAATTGATAGCCGTATTCTACCGGAAGCCCGGTGAGAAATGGAATGAACGTAAATATAAAATGTATGTCAATATTTTACGATCTGTTCCCAATCATGCGAAAACAGCCGTGTATATCTGGTTTTCAGGTTTGAAAAAATGGATCATCGATAAGTATCCCTATATGTTTGGTGATGGTACCACCGGCGAAACTTCGATACCATCACCCGATGAGCACATCCTACGGTTATTCACCTCGCTGAACAATGGTGATGTAACCCGAAATAAAGAGATCCTCCACACGCATGTGCATGAGGTGTTCTACGAACTGAATCAGAAACTTGAAAATCAGCAAAGCCATGTTTGACGCACTCGAATACGCTAAAAGTAGAGCCGCACAATTGCCAGAAATAAAGGCAATATATGCCTGCTCCGGACTCGCCGAAATGGAAGGTATGTTACAAAGCCTTCGCAGCCCGGCAACGCCGGTACTCGTAGTGGAGGATAGCGCCGATGGTTATCTTGACCTGGAGAATGGAAACTTTGCAAACGAATACAATACGGTATACTTTTTCGATAAAGCAAAACTAAACGATAGCACCGATCGGAGACGCGCACAGAATCTAACCTTTACCCTGGGAAAGAAATTCTTCAGTCAACTTGGAAAAGATGCCAGTCAGTTTGGTGATATCGCTTTTGGATTTGACTGGAGCAGGATCGACTTCGCGAAACTTGGACCAATTGGCAATGGATATTACGGCTACTCTTTTTCGTTCATCGTGAAAAACGAAAACTTTGAAATCTAACCAATGGCCGATAATACGAACCTTTCACTCACAGTTGAAGCCTGGGCAAAGATAGTCGTCGAACGCTGGGAAAATAAGATTACAATGCTCCGGATCCATCACTCCGGAAATCTTGCCAAAAGCTTCGCCATCCATGTTTTCACACAGGCAAATGGCAACCCCGATAAAATTGAATTTGCCTTCAACTATTACGGCAAGTTTGTCGATATGGGTGTTGGAAATGGCGTAACGATGGATCAGGTGGGCGGAAGTAATCGAAAGGCAAAACCATGGTATTCAAGAACTTTTTTCTCTCAGGTAAAAAGACTATCCGAAATTATTTCTGAAAACCTTGCGACCAGGGCACAACTGACAATTCTCACCAATGTGGAAGCATTCAATGCATCCGGAAATAAAATCAATCAGCCAACAGCAACAACATCCGGCAGGAGCAACAATGGTTCTGTTGATTCAATTACGGGAAAACAGAAGGTTTCATATAAAGAGTTCGAACAAAACAGGAAGAAAAATGGCTGGTAAAAATATATTAATGGTATGCTCAGCAAATGTCAATCGTAGCGTGACAGCTGCGTGGTTACTAAACCTGGCATCAAGGGGAGACTATTGCTGGAGCAGGGGAAGCAGTCAGGCAGCTTGCAGGATTCATGGAGGGAAACATGTCACATCCGAAGATCTGAAAGAGGCTGATCGGATTATATGCATGGAACAACGTAATGTACGGGAAATCAAATCAGAATACGGAACAGGTTATGATGATCGGATTGAATGTTTAGACATCCCGGATAAATACAAAGCCTATTCGATTGAATTAATGATTCAAATTTTGCTTAAAATAAATATCTGATATGGCACAAAATGAAACCGCAAGGGCAACAGTATACCTGGATGGAAAACAGGCAGAAGCGGCTTTGGAGGCATTGGATCAAAAAGCTAAAGAACTTAAAAAAGATCTAACGAGTGCCCTTCAGGCGGGCGACAATGTTAAGTTTGACAAGCTGAAAAAGGAACTTTCGACGATCGAAGCAACGCAACGAAGTCTGAAAAGAGAAACCTTTGATGTTGAACGCGTGCTGAAGAATATCAATAACATAAGCTGGCGTGATCTCCAGAAGGCGCAGAGCACCATCACAAATCAGCTGAAGGGAATGACACGCGGTACTGAAGAGTACTTAAAAAAGTGTGAAGAATTAAAAAAGGTAAAAACCGCACTGGCAGATATCAATGCAGAAACAAAAACGACAAGTAAATCATGGTCTTTAAGTGGCTTAGCTGATGGTTTCAATAGATATCTAGGTGTGGTAATGGCCGTCATTGCCTCGTTCACCGGACTTGCTCTGGGATTTAAGCAGGTAGTGCAAAGCTTCAACGACTTCCAGGAGCGTGTTTCAAACCTGTCGGCATTAACCGGATTGAAAGGTGGTGCACTCGACTGGCTTACACAGAAAGCGAAAGATCTGAGCATAGCTACACTTGATGGGGGAATTAAAATTAAAAAGGGTGCCCAGGATATTGTTGATGGATTCACTAAGATGGGATCCGCACGACCGGAACTATTGAAAAATAAAGAGGCCCTTGCCCAGGTAACTGAGAAAGCGCTAATACTTGCTGAAGCATCAAAAATAGAGATGGTACCGGCTATTGACGCCGTTGCAGCTGCAATGAATCAGTTTAACCTGGATGCATCACAATCAGATCGGATCATCAATGCAATTGCTGCCGGTTCACTGGAGGGAAGCGCTGAAGTCGCAGACCTTACTGAATCATTAAAGAATGTTGGTACCGTAGCAGCAGATTCAAATATGAGTCTTGAGCAAACAGTTGCAGCATTGGAGGTTCTTGGAGAAAAGCAATTAAAAGGAGCTGAAGCTGGAACCAAACTTCGCGGTGCATTACTAAAAATGAAGGATGCCGGAGTTGGTTATGTCAGTGGACAATTCAATATTAGAGATGCTCTGATTGAGGTTAATGCTCAATTAGAGAAAAAGACATTGGCATCAGAAAAGGATGCACTCAAGCAAAAAGTATTCGGAATTGAGAATATTACTGTTGGATCTGTTCTGCTTCAAAATGTTGAGAAATACGACAAACTAACAACTGCAGTTACCGGCACCAACGTCGCAATGGTACAGGCTGCCACCAATACAGATAATAATAATGCAAGGCTGGCCCAGGCAAAGAACCGGATCAATATTATATCAATTGAACTTGGTGAAAAATTGGCGCCGGTAATGGCTACTATTACGGGGTGGTATGGTAAGATGTTATCTGTCACAATTGTTCTTGTCAATTTCTTTACAAAATACGGAGCTGTAATTGTATCTGTAACGGCAACTATAGCAGCTTATGCAGCTATTGTTAAAATTGCAGCCATGTGGGACACTATACATTATGGTTTTCTTGTTGCAAAAACGGCAGTTACAACGGCATACACATATGTTGTAAACGTTCTAACGGGTAGAATCACACTGGCAACCGTCGCCCAGAATGCATGGAACCTGGCACAGAAACTTAATCCTATCGGTTTAATTGTCGGCTTTTTAGTTGCTGCCGGAGCCGCACTGTACCTGTATACCCGTGAAATGACCGCTGCTGAGATTGCTCAAAAAGCTTTGAATGATATTGGTCAAAAGGCAAAGCAAAGCATCAGTGACGAAAGGGTAGAAATGGAACAGCTATTAAGGGTGGCACAAAACGAGCTGTTATCAAAGGAAACCAGAATGACAGCTATTGAAAAATTGAATAAACTGTCTCCTGAATATCTTGGTGGTCTGAGTCTCGAAACGATCAATACCAAAGCAGCCACACTCGCAACCGATCAGTACATTGCCAGTCTTTTGAGAAAAGCCGAATTGGAGGCTGCTACCGAAAATTTAAAAGAAGTCAATAAAGAGATTGGAAAGCTGGAGTCCGGTGATGTTGATCCTGGCTTTGGACAGAACGCACTGGGCATATTAAAACATCCAACAATGTCCTGGGCAGATGTGAAGGCAACTACGAAAAAAGAAAATATCGCCCAACAATTACCAATAAAAAAATTAGAGGCCAAAGTTTACCAGGACAAGATTGATTCCTTGGTTAATTCCGCATCCGTCATCACAACCAGTTCCCCTTCGGGAAGCGGTGGAGGAAATGGCAGTGGAGGTGGTGGCGGTGAAACCGATGATGAGAAAAAGGCAAGAGAAAAAGCAGAAAAAGAAGCAAAAAAAACTGAAAAAGAGTTAAGTAAAACTGCCAACGATGAATTAAAAGCTGCTTACGAAGATCGTCTTCTGATAATTAAAACCAGCTACCAAAATGAAGGTTGGACCAAAGAAAAGTACCAGGTTAAAATGAATATTGCCGAAATAGCTTATCTCTCGGCGCAAAAAGAACTTCTGAAATCCCAGGGAAAAGACACAACTGAAGTAGAAATTCAGATTTCCGAGGCAAGAATTAAAATTCAAGAGGACGCTTATAACGTTATAGATGATATTGCAAAACAGTATGATGAGCAAGCAAAAAAGCAACAGGAAACTGTTGTAAGTCAAATCGAAGAAACTATAAAATCAGTTGACGATTCGCTTGCTGCCTTAAAAGAACTTGAAAAAGAAGAAAAAGAAATCAATGAAAACCGCGCAAAATCATACCTCGATCTTGCCGGGAGTGTTGGAGACTCATTTGCTGATACATTAATGAGTCAGGAACAGGACTTTGGTCAATTTCTTCGAAATACTTTAGTGATGGCGCTCGACGCGCTTGAAAAAATGCTGATACTAAGCATAGCTGAAACAACTATTAAAGATGTTGCAACAAAAGGCTTTATTGGTATGGCGACCGCAATGGCAAAGATTGTTCTGCTAAAGGCTGCATTTGGTACAGCAAAAGCATTGGTTCTTGGAGGAGGGAAAGGCAAACAATCAGGAGGATATGCAGACAGTGATTCAAATGATGCTACGCCTGTGGGTGTATATCATGCAAATGAGTTTATTGCTTCAGGGCCTGCAGTGCGGAATCCAACTATTAAACCGGTTCTTGATATCATCGACATTGCACAGCGCTCCGGAACAATTCGCAGTTTAAACCTTCCTGCGATGCTTGGCCAGTCCGGAAGACAGTCCGGGGGTTACGCGTCTCCAGCTTCACAATCATCACCAATGACAATGATTAGTAGCGATCCTGAAATGAAAGCAATCAATAAATCATTAGCGGAAGAACTTCGGCTATTAAGGATAAACGGCATCAAAGCATCCATCAACAAATTCGGTCACGGAGGCATCGACGAATCAATCTCTGATATCAACAAATTCAACGCATTGACGAAATGATAAAATTAACCTTAAACGGACAACCAGTGGCGCTGTTCCCTGACACAAAGATCGGAGTTACCGCAAACAACCCGTATTTTAATGAAATCGGAGCTTTTTCGTATCCCTTCACAATTCCATATATCCCGAACCAGGGAATACTTAAACATGCTGCACGTATTCAGAACGTAACCCGCACGTTTATCTGGGATGCAGTATTGCTAGTTGATGGCGTGGAGCTCTTGCGTGGAGAGGCAATTGCTGAAGGTGATGTGATAGATAATGCTTTTCCAATCGTGTTGCGAAGTGCTCAGACATCCTTCGTAAAGATGTCCGAAACAAAAAAGATGCAGGATCTCGACTGGGGAGGCGATCCAGGTCAGGTCGGTTGGGATGAGGATCTGGCACGACGGGCCTATGCGCTTTCTGTCTGTTACCCAAACTATCCCTATGTTTGTGCTCCTTTTTATAACGCTTCGGAGCTCACGCCCCGCGAATCGTATAACAACAGCCCAAACTACATCAATAAATACGATCCGGGAACCGGCATGATGGCCGATTTTAACAGCGAAGGCAAATCACCCGTTGTTACTTACAGTTTCTATGTCCGGTATCTTTTAAAACGGATCATTGAAATATTCGGGTACACCCTCACCGTTGACGATGTGGATACAATGCCGGACCTTAACCGTTGGTTTTTGCTGTCGCTTAATTTTCTGGGAGGTTCAAAAGTTTACAGGTATGCAATGCCACAGATTGTTGTGCGCGACTTTTTGAAGACGCTCCGGCAGTTCGGTATTGCTGTAATTGTTGACGAAAGAAGGGGAACCGCGTCGATAAAATTGGTCAGGGATATCATCAGGTCGGCGCCGGTAAGTAACCTGCTCAATAAAAAGGCGCTGGTAGAAATCCCGGTGATGACAACACCTAAAGATGGGTATGTAATTGGCTATAAAGATGGAGGTGACGATTTTATTACTCAAACAATTGCTGACGATGCAGCGATTCAACCGGTTGCTAACTTTGCTGCTTTACCTGCTCCTTCTGGTGTTTATTCATCCGGAATCATCTATAAAACAGCATCAACCGGAAAACACTATTGTACTGTCCTACAGAAAAAAGCGGATGATACCGATCCGGATGTCTGGTTATGGCAGGAAACCGGACTATGCCGGGAAATAACATCTGGCGCCGGCGAGGAAAAGGTTGAGATTAACATTACCGTAATTGGTCAGCGGTGGGAAACGAACAGCGTGACGAAAACACAGGTTATCCCTAACAATGGCAATCCAATTTCAATTACAAAAACATGGAATATCGATATCGAAATGCCAACGATTGATCAAAAGATAAATTCAACGTTCATTTTTGGATCAGCAGCCGGAAAATACGAGGAACCGCCGCTTGTTTTCCTTTTCAACTGGGGAATGAAATCACATTTCTGCCCGGCTGACAACCGTGTATTTGTTGACACTCCGGTTATCTCTTCCGATGCCTACGGACGTGACGAAACCGAAAAAGGAGCGCTCAGTATGCGGACATACGGAGCGAAAAGCATCATTGAGCAACTGGTAAGAGACGAACAGGACTGGATCATGCGGCGCAAACAGAAGCGTCAATCCTTCATCCTATCGGTTCTTGATTACGCCAACTTTAACTGGGGCGAAATTCAGAATATCAGTTCTGTAAACTACTTGGTCAACTCTCTGAAATTCGATATTGGTAAAAACGGCATATCACCCGTTGAAGCGGATCTTTACACTGTATAATCCTGTAAATCCTTCAATCCTGCAAATCCTGATTCAGAAATTGTCCTTTAATACACTGCCCCATCGCGCTACCTTGCAGAAAAATCAAATAAATGAGTGTAATTGTTCAACAACCCGATTCGCTTTCTTTTGCAGGGAACCTCAAAAAGTTTGTTGTCACCTCCGCTGTGGCTGTCGCGCTTCAGCTGAACAAGGGAGCTGAACAGATTTTGAATGAGATATATCAGCCAAGCGCAGGAAGCATTGTAGAAATTGACCTCCGAACTGTAATTGACAAAGTATTGTCGGTTACGTTACCAGGAACAAACCTGATCACCGAACAGTCTTCCGGATTTGCTGATTTCACCGCGACAATTGACGGTACCGCCGTTGCTTTCCGCGTAATCAAAGGTGGTGTGCTGGAACTTGGATCGATGGCAGGTGATTTTGTAAATGAGCATTTCCTTACCTGGCAGATCCAGGACAAACAGATACTGCAGATTCAACCTGAATGGCTGACCGTTTATACCAATGCAGCCCGCAACCTCAAAGCAAAAGCCTACTACCAGGATAATACAAACGCCTCGATGCTGCTTACCGCACTCGCTGCCAATAAACTTTTGGCCGTTGATGTGAGCTGGGCCTCGATCAATGCACTATTTGTAAAGAAAAATCCGATTGCCTGGGAGGTATGGTTCGAAGATCTTGCCGGTACCCGGTTAAGTTACGTGCAGAGGTATTGCCTCCGGAATTCGGATGACGAAGAGAAAATATTTATCTGGGCGAATACAATGGGAGGTATTGATTCAATATCATTGACAGGTAGTGCTGAAGACGATAAAAAGCTGGAGCATTTGATTGCCGAAATGGGAGACGAATCCCTGCAGGAATATCAAACCGATAAGAAACGCGAAATCAAACAGTCAACCGGATTTTTGACTGTTGATGAAAGCCGGTGGATAGAAGACTTTTTCTATTCCGGGCGTCGTTACCTGGTTGGCGAAGATGGAGCAGTACGATCAATCGTTTTAGCGAGCTCGAAGATTGTAGGATCAACCGCTGATGACTTGTTTGATTACGAATTTAATTACAGGTTGGCCTCCGAAAGTCAGTTACTCAATCTTGAAAGATCATTTGATTCATTGCCAGCATTGGAGGTGCCGGTTGATTTTTTTTTAACTGAGTTACTGTCCGGGCTTCCGGTAGCTCAGTATTCTGATGGCCTATTGATGGCTGTTCAAAGCCCTTTTGCCCAGGCGTGGCAAAAACTATCCATGGCCCAACTCTGGGGGTCTGCACTTCCCGGCCTCGTTGATGGAACTACCATCTCAGTTGTGAACGGAAAGCTCCAGGTAAATGGAGTATCCGGTGGAGTTGGCGTTTCAAAGTGGGGAGATCTCACAGAAAAGCCCTTTTCAACCTTATCTAATCTATTTTCTGTTAGTCCGGAGGGAGTATTAACGCTGTCAAATAACTATGCTGCCGCCAATCACACACACCCATACCTTTCTGATTCGGATGCACGGATCGGCAATTGGACCACTGCCTATAACTGGGGAGATCACGCAGGAAAGTACCGGCCAATAGCATGGGTTCCAGCATGGGCAGATATATCAAATAAACCTGAGTGGGTAAATAGAATGGGATGGGATGGAACAGCTACCGTTGTTTCTTCTGATATGCACATAATCGGCAAGCTGGTTGTCGATGGAACAATTCAATTCTTCGGTTCAGGTGCCGGTGGTGGTACCGGTGGTGGCGGAGCATCCGCACTCTGGGAATTAACCGACGTTGCTGATGACATGGTTAATTCAATTTATGGTGATCTTCCGATGTATAACGGGACTCATTTTGCCAGATACAATATCTCAAATTTCGCAACAGTCGGTCACGGACACACGATCGCACAGGTAACAGGATTACAAGGTTCACTCGATGGGAAACAGTCCTTATTGGGTTATACTCCTTACTACTCAGCTAATTTTGTGGCCGGTGTAAATTACTCAGCGCCTCACTCCCACCCTTACCTATCAGACAGCGACGCGAGAATTGTCAATTGGAGTACTGCCTTTGGTTGGGGAAATCATGCAGGATTATACAGACCAATTGGATATGTGCCCAGCTGGGGAGAAATAACCAGTAAACCCACCTGGACGGAAAAGTTTGGATGGGATGGTGCAGCTGTTACTGTATCAACTGATATGCATATTACGGGTAAATTAGTTGTCGACGGTACGATCCAGTTCTTTGGTGCCGGGGCAGGTGGTACCGGTGGTGGTGGATCCACAACGCTTTGGGGATTATCGGACGTTGATGATGATGTACAAAATTCCGTCTATGGAGACCTGATCATGTACAACGGGACGCACTTTGCCCGGATCAATCAATCAGTTCTGGCACCTGCTGTGCATATGCACACGATTTCGCAGGTTAATGGATTACAGGGAGCGCTTGACGGCAAACAAGCAACCGGAAGTTATGTATTAACAAGCGATGGACGATTAAGCGATTCACGTGTAGCGTCGGATGTTTACGCCTGGGCGAAAGCCGGTGTGAAACCATCCTATTCATTTTCTGAATTAACGGCAAGGCCAACTACACTTGAAGGTTACGGAATTACGAATGCGCAACCGCCTCTAAATGGGCAGGGCATCGTAAGAATGAATGGCACAGGGGTAAGCTATGATACAACTGCTTATTGGTATTCTGGCAGTCACCCAACAACAGTTGAAGGCTATGGAATTACAAATGCACAACCACCTCTCAATGGACAAGGCATCGTAAGAATGAATGGTACAGGTGTAAGCTATGATGCTACGAGCTACCAACCCTCTATTATTGGATTAACAACTAATTATTTATCGAAGTGGAATGGTTCGTCGTTTTCGAACAGCCTAATTTTCGATAATGGCTACATAGGCATTGGCACTACTTCACCTAATGCAAAATTAACAGTTCGCGCTATTGCTCTCGCAATAAATGGTCCAATCTTATCGTTACAAGCTGACTTCTCCGGGGCTATAGGAAACCATGCAAGCATTCAGTTTGGGGATGCTTCACAAACAACTCTTTACCAAAAAGGCGCAATAATATATGAGGGTGTATCAGGCTCTGCCAGAGGTAAATTTCATATCGCTCTAAATAATGAGGATAATGCAAATAACGTAGTTCTTGCAGATTCTAAATTTACAGTGCTAAGTAATGGCTATATAGGTGTTGGGAATGTAACGCCTGAAGCACTTTTAGATTTAGGAGCATCTGGTGGACAAAAATTTTACTTATATGACGGTAGTGGTGTTAAAATGGGGTTCGGCGTAGATTTATCGGGCACAAGTCGCGAAATGTCTATGTTTTGTTCAACCTCTAATGGCACTGATGGAAATATATCATTTGGGCGCAGGCTTGAAAGTAGTGGGGTATACACCGAAACCATGAGATTATCTGGATCTGGATTATTACAAACTTATAATACTATAAGGACGGATATCAACAAAATAGGCGCATCGTTTATAGGAACGGGGTCAGGTTCGAATTTTCAAGTTTGGCACGATGGAACTGGAACCGTTCAACTAATAAATAGTGGTGGAGCATTTAATTTTGCAAGCAATATCGGGCTTGGAACAATTACTCCTGAAGCCCCTTTGGAAATATATAGACAATATGCGGGTGATGCTATTATAATATCAGCCCCAGTCGGAACGGGGAATAAAAATACAATTGCTTGGAATCATTCAAAGACAACCGGAGTAATTTCCGCAAGAATAGGAACCGTAGATGATGGAAATTACGGTGGTAATATAGTTTTTGAGAATAGAACTGGTGTAGGAATGACCACTTCTGAAAAAATGAGAATCCAAACAGATGGGAAGTTACTTGTAGGATATACTTCAGATCCCAATGGTGTAAGTTTATTTGCCGTTAACGGCGCGGGATATTTTGCCGGTAATGTAATTGCAAATGGTACAATGCAGTTCTATACCGCTTCCGATCGCAGGTTAAAAACCGACTTCGAGTCCATCATCAACCCAATCGAAAAAATCAAATCCTTAACCGGATACTTTTTCAATTATACCGATCAAGCGATGGCGCTCGGAGGCTACGCCAACCGCCGGGATATTGGATTAATCGCACAGGATGTTCACGCGATCCTTCCGGAAGCTACAGGAAAGCTTTGGAATTCTGATTTCATGGGCTACAAAGCAGACAAACTGATACCGCTCCTGGTGGAAGCAATTAAACAGCAACAAAATCAAATTGACGAACTTAAAAGACAAGCATAATGGGATATAAATTATTTGAAAGAACAGGATGGTCTGCTTACGCGATTAAGACAAACGCTTCTATCCCGTCACAAGATAATATGACAATAGGTGACGGGTATGTTGATTGTGCAAACATCGACATCCCCACCGAAATTCGGGACATTATAGGCGAAGGAAGCAATGACTTAGGAACGATATGTTCAAGCCTAAAAGTAAACAAGTGGAGTTATTACGGCCCTTATCAACGAACGCAGAACCCACTCGGAGAGGGTTACTTCATCCTAAAAGTTCCCTTTGATATGGCTAATTTTTTAGGATACAATCACCTTGCTATGCCTCCATCCTATTTATTAGGGGTTACAGCAAGTACGGGTAAATCATACGACAGTGTTTCTGGTTTATTCCCCTTTACCATTCACGCGACTGTGGCAAAAGGAGAAAGGATGCCCGATGTAGGAGAACAGGCGTGGGAAGGTGCAGTCGTGAAATTTACCTATAATGGACAGGTGATCTGGTCGGCCGTTAATATAAACTCAACGAATTACGCTACGGCTGTTTTCGAGGCGAACACAGGAAACGCTGAGATCGCGAACGTTAATATTAAGACCTATTATACAAGCGGAGTCACAGGCTCGATGGTTGGCGCGATTGCATTAACTGGTTATGGAGATGGTCATTTTTACGGTAAATTAATCGAAGACCCTCAAGACAATAAAGATTATGAGGTTTTTTTAGCCGCAGTATCTCCCACTTTATACTGCAATTTTACTGCAAGTTTAACTTGGGATGGATCTAAAAAATGGATATCGATTGCTGCGATCGATCCTGCCGGATATAATTATACATATAGCGAATGGACCGCAACTAATGGCACGATAGTAAATGTTTATGGTAATTACATTGCTGTAACACTTACGACCATTGGAGGCATCCCAAATTCGGGTGATTTTAGTGTGCATATCACAGCCTCACAATCCGGAATGATTACAGTAGCCCAAACATTTACACTAAGCATAAGAAACAATGTAATATACAGGCCATTAAATTAAATAATTAACTATTTAAAAATAAATTCATTATTAATATTTTAAAATCATGGAGCTAATTTCAGAAAGAAAAAGGATGATCACTACAAGGGTAGGGTTGATCATGGGAGTAACAGTCAACTTCAACTTCGAAAACAACATTGGCGAAGCGCCTACGAACATTAATGCAAGTTGCATTATACCATCATCGCCACCCGCCACACCGGCAGC